AACACTCGCACTACATCAGTTCAACTGAAAATCCATTCAAAGCCTGCCTGTTGAATGTGAAATACATTTCCAAGTGGCATGAGACTTTTGAAGAATCTACACGGGTCGCCCTCCTTGTCGGCAATATCTGTGAAGCCTGAAAAAGTCTCGCCTTCATCCAGCATGCCAGCGATAGTCACGTTATCTATGAACTCGGCTTCACTAATCTCCTCGCGGTTGTTCATCATGTGTTGCCAGAATGATTCACCTGTCTCGGTGCGCCTGACTCGGTCACAGGTTCCTAAGAATCTTGCCATGCACAAGCGTAGCCTGTCCCAGTATATCAAGACTACTATTTTCAGTCTTGAGAGCGAGAAGTCAGAACGTTTATAGGCTTACGGCAACACCGTACAAGTGGAGGGGGGCCGGCCAGAGGCTAGCCCGCCAACAAAAAAAGAGGAGCCGGTTCCCGAAGGAGACCGACCCCAATTTCATTTCAGTAGGTATCTCGCTGGACGCTGTACTGCCAGACTCCGTTCTGACCCATAACCGCCACAGACGCCTCACCATAGACGCCATACTTACGCATCTGGGCCATCATCGCATCCACCATATCACACGCTCGCTGTTGGGTCGCCTCGCGGTTCCCGTCACAAACCATGACATAATCTCCATTTTCATTCACTCTTGCCGTATCGCTCATTTTCAATCACTCCTTCGTAGTTAAGCGTAGGCAGTGACAGTATATCAACACTCGCACTACTTAAATCCAGACAAAAAAAACACCCGGTTTCGGTCTTTTCAACCGCCGGGCTCACGGACTCCAACTCCACCCCGATTACGGGTGAACATCGGCTCCCTCGTTTCGAGGAATAAGGGGATTCGCACCCCTCGCCGCTTGTATATCCATAGGCTGTCCAGTATATGAAGTTGTCGTATTTTCAAGTAGTGCGGAACTATTATAGGCTTACGGCAAGACCGTTCCAGTGGAGGGAGACAGGCCAGAGGCTCGATTGAAAAAAAGAATTGAGAAGGATGCGGGACTTTCCCGCACCCCTCAATTATTGGGTTCGCCTGATGGGTTCGCCTTCACTCGTCTGGATGGATTGGACAGACCGCATGGGGATAACACGCCATACAATCTCCCTGTTTACACTCACACGCTGGTGGGCAAATACACCAGGTTATATCATCATACACAATCTTTACATTTTCGCTCATTTCAATTCGCTCCGTTTTGGCCTCTTGGCTCAAACTATGATAGGCTGCGCCAGTATATCAACACTCGGACTACTTGAGTTCCGATGCCTCGTTTAGATTTGATAGCCGCAACAAAGTTCGCAATCGCAGTCTGTGTCCTTCGCCATGTACAAGCGTAGCCTGTTCCAGTATATGAAGTTGTCTTGAGTGAGTAGAAGTGCGGAACGTTAATAGGCTCACCGTTAGACCGTACAAGTGGAGGGAGACAGGCCAGAGGCTCGGTTTATGCGGCGTTGTGTACTGCGCATACACAACATGGCACGCCGACCAAACTGGCCGCCGCACCGTTCTTCAATCCGTTCAAACTGACCGGTCTGTATACTTCTTAGGGGTGAATGGAATACTCCAACCACACCCACAGGTCGCCATTTTGGTCGAATCATTATACTCGGCATCGGTCGCTGTTTTACAATTCCCGCACCAAATCGTTTTTATTTTAATCATTCTTCTTCGCCTCTTCTTGTAGTTAAGCGTAGGCAGTGACAGTATATGAACACTCGCACTACTACCCTGTGGCACGGATTAGACGCAATCTGGGCACCTGAATCCATCACCGCAGGGGGTCATCATTCCTGCGAGGATTATTACGTCGCAGTCATCGTTGTTACAGGCTGTCATCACTTTGAACTCTAGTTTGTCCATGTACAAGCGTAGCCTGTTCCAGTACTTAAAGTTGTCTTAAATGAGTAGTAGTGCGAGGCTTTATAGGCTGACGGCTAGACCGTACAAGTGGAGGGAGACAGGCCAGAGGCTAGGCCGGCAAAAAAAGGCGAGGAACACCCGATGGCCTCTCCGGGTGTTCCTCTGGGAACGGTATCGGGCTCTCGAGGTCCCGGCCGCGTCGAACGACATCAACCCAATTAAGGGCTGTCCTCTCCTCGCTCCTGTATATCCATAGGCTGTCCAGTATATGAACACTCGCACTACTTCATTTTATTCCATCAACCCAGTAGTAGTCGCTCGATATATTCGTCGGCCTGTTTGACTCGGAGCCTTAGACGCGCGACCTCTTTTCTCATATCATCGAGTTCCTCAATTTCAAGTCGCTGGCTGGCTGGCATTTCCCGACATTCTTTGAACTTGATTAGTTTATTATCCTGTCCGGGCCAATACTGATGACCGCAGTCGAGGCAATTCCAGATGGTTGTCCACTGACCTGCGCTCACCTTACTGGCTCTAAATCTATGTTGAACGGCAACCATTCGGCCGCTGTCGTTATTACATTTCCCGCAATACCTGAATCTCATTTCACTGGACTCCATATACGTGTTTTCTTTTTTCATCATTTCATCTCCAATTTGTACATACCCTACGGGATGAGGCAAACAGGTTAAGCGTATAAAGCCACCGCACTACTTTGTGTCTCGCTCTCAAAGTGCTAGCGCAGCGCCCCTCCACTGGAGCATGGGGTGTACCAGTATATGAACACTCGCACTAAAAGTTCTCCATGACTAGTAATAGTAGTCTTAATATACTGGAACAACCCACCATTGTTTGAGCCGAGTGGGCGCAAATCCCACCGAGCCGACGTGAGAGTAAGCGCCAACCCCGCAACGCTCCTTCGGTTCGCATGGTCTGGGGATAGGGACCAAAAGTGGTGTGGCTCATTTTATTCAATCTGAGAATATCATGCTGCCTGCCTCTCTGGCGAAGCGCTAGCGCTCCTCCACTGGGACATGGGGTGTACCAGTATATGAACTCTCGCACTACTTGTTCTCCTTGTACTACTATGCGATGGCTTTATAGTCTCGGACTACTTCGGAGGGTTGAGGAGCGAATGATATGAAAGGAGCGAGAATGGGACCGATACGGAAAACTAGATTTGAGGTCGGGGAGACATACATGGTGCGGTCAATAGGAGACTACGACTGCCAATATGTTTTCACGGTAACAAAGCGAACAGCCAAAACAGTAACAGTAGAATACTTTGGAGAGTCAATTACAAGACACATCAAAATCTCGGAATGGGATGAGAACGAGTACATCATGCCCTTCGGGACTTACTCAATGGCGGCCTGCCTTTCATCGAACGGAAAAGTCGAGTGAGACCGAGTAGTCCGAGTGTTGATATACTGGAACAGGCTAGGGTCAAATAAGGAGCCGCCCTCTTCGAGAATGGCGAGCCGTTCCCCTCTTCGAGAATGGGAGCGAGCGGCCTCACCCGGTGCCGGGTCGAGGTCGCCCTTTTCTTTTTTTTGTTGGCCTCTCAAAGCGCTAGCGCAGCGCCCCTCCACTGGGACATTGTCGCTTGAGGATATAAAGCCTCGCACTACATGTTCTCCTCACACTACTATGCGATGGCTTTATAGTCTTTAACTGCGTAGGCTGTACATGAAGGGAATGAAATACACAATTACACCGGGTCGCCGCGAGGACTACATCTGCGTGGACTGCGGCATTGAACTGGGCGTGGGCAACTGCCCAACCTGCGCGGCAGAACCAGACTGGGAGTTTTATCTGGCACACGATGAACTCTGGACCAGAATATAAAGCCTCGCACTATTACCTCTCTTCGCACACTTTACAAAGCCTTCATATAGTCAGACTGTCTAGCCTTACTTGAGGAGATAACATGATACACGACATGGCAGAACTATGGACAATTGTACACCTGATAGAGGACGACACTCGAGTCGGCATGTTCTATGATGAACACGAGGCGCGAGAATGGGCAAACGAGAACGGCGAGGACTACAGACTCGAAACAGTCGAGATACTTAGTCACCCAGATAGGGATTGAGTTCAAACCTCATTCGCGCCGGTTCAAACCTTATGAGAACTTAGAGTACTGTCGCGGTATTGTGGCCTCTCGAGTCAAACGCTAGCGCTCCTCCACTTGACGCTAGGGCGTGTGAGGATATAAAGCCTCGCACTATTACCTCTCCACATCGTTTTGCGGAGGCTTTATAGTCTTGAACAGGCTAGGCTTAAACATGGAGATTAGATATACCATATTGTGCGGCCAGCGTGATGAATTGTTTGGGTTGTTCCCAACCTTAGAACTCGCGGAAATATATGCCAAAGAGCGGTTTGCCCTTTGGCGAGTTTACGAGATTGACCTTGATGATGAGGATGACCTCATCGTTGTTGAGAATTGAAATCGGATGGGGTCGGTCGCGAGGCCGGCCCCAATCCTTCATGCCCTGTGCCGATAGTGTCGGCCTCGAGGCACCCGGAAAACGCTAGCGCCCCTCCACTTGAACCATCTCGGTTTGAGGATATAAAGCCTCGCACTAATTGACTACGGCGACTATGTGGCGCGACAGCGACCCTCCACTTGACGCTAGGGAGTTCCAGCCTATAAAGCCTCGCACTAAAAGTTTGTTTTGACTTCTTTGCGGAGGCTTTATAGTCTCTAACTGCCTAAGACTACTATGGACAGAAAAGCCTTTGAGAGATTTGAAAAAGAGATTGACCGTGTAAATGGATTGAACTTTATGAGATGCGGCCGATGCCATCAAACCTTTGGTGTTCAATTCGTAAACTGTAAATGTGATGGGTCAAAATTGACGTGGGCAGAATCTCAATGGGTCAGAACAGGTGGGTGGACGGTTGAACGCCAAGACAAAAAACGCCGCGAGGATTTTGACGCCGCGATGAGGCGTGCCGCGATGAGGCGGCAGTTAAGCCTATAAAGCCTCTGACTACACGCATCGTCTGACATCAACGCCACCAGACGGGCACGAGCCGGGCGCCGCCAATGGGGGGTCGAAGGACCATATTGCCGGTTCTCAAACAGGGCAAAACTCGCGTTCTCGCACTAACAGTATATGAAGGCTTCTGTTGCGAACTCGTTTTAGTGCGAACAGGCTATAAAGCCTCCGCTTCATTACAGGGAGGCTTCATATACTAAAAGAGTCATAGGCGAGGGTAGTTTGAGTGTTCGCTTTTAGTATATCAACGTTCCGCAAAGTATTCATATACTGGAACTAGTGTGAAAGGGAAACCTTTATGTACTGTGAAAGTAGTGTGAGGGGGTATTAAACGTTTCGCAAACTTCATATACTGTTAGTCCGAAAGTCAATTAGTGCGAAACGTTTATAGGCTGTCGCGGCACTGGCTCCAGGTATGCGAAGCGGCCACAAGGGGTCGGCGGCCTCTGACTAGATGTGGCCGCCTGCCGCCCCTCCACTGGAGGCTAGGACTTGTCCAGTATATGAAGCCTCGCACTATTTGTTCTCCACACTAAACAGGGGTATAAACGTTTCGCAACCTTTATGTACTGGTAGTGCGAGAATCAAGAAGTGCGAGGCTTTATAGGCTGGAACAGGGTCTGCGCAGGCAGGAACGAGGCGCACGCGAGTATTGTTATTTTTTTTAGTCAGAAAGTAACATTCTATAAATGTTATTTTTTCTAGTCAAAAAGTAACATTCTATAGATAGTGTAGTCAGTGAACTTTTGATACTTAGTGAGAAATATATCTGACTCGCTTTTCGTGTGCAAGCCGGAAACTGCTCTGCCATTCTTGAACTTTTTTTTTTCGGGCGTTTGCCCAATTTCACCAACACTATCGACTGAAGTCTAAACTGGTATTGCGGACCCCAAGACTACTGATTGTGAATACGTGATTTTGCTGGTGACCCTACTTAAACGATGAAGTATTGGGGAATAGTCTAACTGTCAACAGGGAAACACATAGTAGTCCGATGAAAACCTGGCGAGAGGTACAGCGAACAAATTGCGTGAAAGTAACGTCTTTTTACGGCGTTAAAAAACACAGTATTCACCTCATTGCATACAATCGGGAATGTAACTAAATGTAACCATTCCAGTAACGGTCAGAGTACCGTCACATGCGGCTACGTACTATGTACATGAGTCGATATACTCCACTGCCCGGCACCCGGTCGCACGTGCCCGGTTCTCAAAAGTGAATGCTGCAGCCGGGGTCCAACCGGGCGGGGGGGCACCGGGCTGCCCCTACTCCTTGACTCTGTCTTGTCTAACTAAGCGGCGCAAGTACTCACTACGAGTTATGCCAATTCTTTCACACTCACCGAGAATCCAACTCTTCATTGCTTTGGGCATACGCAGACTCATTACTGTCTCACGCTCTATCTCGATTTTGCACAATTCGCACCACCGGTTCTGGCCTTCGACAACTTCGGAACATCTGTTGCAGAATCCCATGTTCATTCCTCTTCATCGTCGATGACTTCACCGTCTATGTCTACTGTGTTAAGTTCTTTGTGAACTTCCTCTTGAATGATTGTCCGCATTTGGTCCAACGGGTCATAACTAAGGTTCACTTGTACTAGTGGCTTAGCCGCCTTAGCACCAGTGAAGTCATCCATACTGTCCTGTGCTTTGATGACTGCTTGTTGCATGAAGGCGACTTGACCCAATTGCCCGACCGTATCGGACATGTCATGTGCTTCATCGACTAAGTCCTCTAATTTACCAATCGCCCTTCGCCGGCGAGCGTATGAGTCCAACCTTAACCAATCCGAATCAGCCATCTCGGCCTTGTGCAAAACCAGCGCTCTAAGTTCATCAGCCTGTCCCTGCGCTAGCCGTATAAGCGAATCCACCACAGAGGGGGGGATGCAAGACTCCATAAGAGCATTCTCACGGACCTTTTGTTTAATTTCAGTGATGTTAAAACCTTGCACTAACAGGTGAGCAATCCACCTTACAAGGTCTGGGTCATGCTTAATCATATCAGTACTCATTGGCTCTAACCAGAGAACACGGACTACTTTAACTTTCGGGTCGATTCATCCACTCTGCGAGGGCTTCTTCTGTACTGAAAATGATACAGTCCTCATACTCTACACAGACAGGTTCAACGCATGATATGGCTGGCGGATAAAAGCCAGACAACTGTAAGTCATCAATGTTAGGATGTTCTTCTCCCATGCCAGTATGTTCTAATCCCACGTTAATCAAACCACCCGGCAAAAGACTGTGTTGTGGCATCCATCTGACCGGGCACATAGTTAGTGTTCTCACCCTTTGGATATGACTGGTGTTCGTACTTGAAGTGCTTGAACATGCGCTTCCTCTGTCGTGCTGTCCCGTTGAGTTTGAAGTAGCGGTGCTTGGGCTTGTCCTCCTTGATGATTGAGATGTGAGAAGGCATTCGCTTAATGTCCCTCGTGCCGAACATTGAATACACCGTGCGAGGATGTAACACCGCACCGTTCTGGCTGTTGATGTATCGAGGTTCACGCAATGTCTCTCCTGCATAGAGCCACGATGTCGCTTGATAGATGAAGCCATGATGACCCTGATTTGCGTCAGCATAAGAGACAATCACAGACGGCTTGGGCATCATTCGGAGGCATCTCGATACGAAGTAGGATAGCGAGTTGTCAGGGAGGTTGTCGTTAGTCACTAGTCGGTTGAGTTCATACGTAGGTATCTCAAGTTGTCCATTGAATATCGAGTGACCCATGTTCATTACTCGAGGAGGAGGCCCCATTGTGCACACCCCGACCATTCGCCCCTTGTAGTACAGACCGAATGAGAACTGAATGAGGGGGATAGCATGTGCGTAGTGCTTCTTGCGTAGCCATTCATGTGTGGTCCACGGCTCAACTTCACAGACAACCAACTCACGGGATGTCATAATCTGGCCACTCCTCGAACGGGTCATCAGCCTTTGCCTCTTTGACCGTCACCCTTTCCGGTTCAACTTGAACCTCGGGGGCAGGGGTATTGTCTGCCATTTCAGCACGAAGCCTCTCTCCGGTTGAGGGTCCTTGATTCTGTAATACCTCAATGAGTTCTTTGTAAGTGCGAAGTCCGAGTGCTCGCCTCTGTTCACGCTCACTAATCAGTCGCATGTAAATCATTTTGCGAGGCACAGTTGCTATAGTGCGATTGATACGGACTGTTGTGTGTCCACCCTTGCCGTCCGATACAATGGACTCCCCGACCCACCCTAGTTTTTGTTCATCCGCTTCACCGAGCCAATCCATTGAATGTCCCTCGTGCTTGGACTTGAGTTGTTCACTACTGAATGAGTTGCCCGATGTCAGACCTAACATCTCCCAGTTGTCTGCCTTGTACAGTGTTCCCTCTCTGTAGTCGCCACCCGTCAGCGGGAGGATGAAAGTCTGGTATGCCTTGAGCACATCACCGTACTTCTCATGCCACCACGGGATAGCGTCAATGCGAACTAACTTCAGGCACTGTGTAGCGGCAAACTTGCCTTCATGTCCATACAAGCAATACACAATGTTGTTGCCTATCTGGTTGAAGCCGATGTCGTGCTTCTTCATGTAGTCAGCAACCGCCTTCGGAGCATTGAACATTGTGCCCAGACCAAAGACGCCGATGACTTTGCCCCACGGGGTTTGTCCGCCCTCTTCATGGAGCAACCAGTAACACAGTCTGCTCGGTCGAGGTGACCAGTCAATGTAGGAGTGATGGCTGTTGACGAATTGCTTAGCGAGTTGTCGTTGTTCGCTCGTGACAATGCGCGTGATTCGATAAGTGAATCCCATGCATAGTCCGATGAGTCCCAAGTACTTCAACGGTTCACTGTACGTCCCATACCTCCCACAGGATTTTGCGTTCAGGGTCGCGGAACACCATGAACGGCTCTGTGGGTTGAATTGGATTGTGCTTGTTTGCCCAAGCCGAGTAAATCTGGATGAGTGCTTGCTTTGGCTCAAGAGGAGTGACACCGGCTAACGTAGCAATTCGGATTGTGCCCTCTCCCAAGTCTAACGCAGACCCGTGCCATGTGTAATATGCATGAGTCTCTCGGTCATCAATCACTACAGTCACAATATGTTCGGTATCAAAAAAGCCGTGCCATATATTGACATGTTCGTCTTGTGAAGCCAATGTCCATTCAATCACTCCCAATCCTCCTTGAAATCGTCAGGGAACTTGTCAGTCTCTGTCAACTGTTCCGGCTTTGTCATCCAGTCCTTCAATGCTTCTGCGGTCATATCAGGGCCTTCCTCTAATTGATGAAATAGCGCTTCAATCATTGAGAAGGGATTGTAGTTGCATTTGTCTCCGACACGGATGAATCCCTCTCCGTTACTGTTGCTGAACTTGAACTCCCACTTTGACGGAGACACCAAGTGAATGACGATGGACGGGTCGGGGGCAATCATAAACTCGCCAGAATCCTCGTGATGCATGAACTCGTAGCCGTGCATCTCGTTAGTCTCTTTCACAAACCATGCGACGTGTCCAAACGTCGGCTCTCCAAGTCGGAACATAATTCATCATCTCTGCAATCGGTACATACCGCTTTTGTGTGCCCGATTGCCTCTGCGAAGTCCTTACCCCTCGTTATACTTCCGGGTGGCACGACCATTCCACAGACCGTTTGTAATGGTTTTGTTGATGACACATAATGATAATGTCTGCCCCAACGGACAAGCCCGCTAGAATGAGGAACTACAATGCGCGGGGAGTGCTTGTAGTCCACCATCCCCCCTCCGGCTCAACCTCTGGACCAGCCACCTGTATTATGTTCACTTCGGCTGGATGCCAGCGATGTTGTTTGCATGTGTCATAGGCAATTTTCAAAGCGTGTGCGACACCCGGAGCCTCAACATTCACTACATGGTCTGCTGTCACAATTGTCACTCTGTATACTCGAGTCATACCTGCACCTCTGCATCCCATGTTATTGTAGGTGTCCGTCTCAACTAAAGAACTAACTCCATTAGAGACAAAGAGACAGAGAGAGACAGTTACTGTGAGTAACTGTGTGTGTGCAGAGAGGTCAACAGTTGATGTTCATTCTTGTATTTCATCCCGCCATAACTCACTAAAGCGTGATACGGACCGTCACTCGATGCTCCGTGACGTTCGCTAGTAAAGACATCATCCTCAACTGTTCCACTCACGACTAACCAGTAGCCGCTAGTCTTATTGTAGGCAATCCTCAATATGTGACCCTCATTCATTCCCGGACTCCGAATACAAATATCATCAAACATTTTAGGCGGTCGAGTACAATGTTCCCACTCGCTCAAATCAAGTTCCGATTCTTTGGCCCAATTCATCATCCACTTCATCGCATCAGTAGGTGTATCACTATTGTGTCCGAACAATCCATCATCGGTCACGAACACGCATTGCCACTGGGACTCGAGGTATTGTATCCTGATTTCAATTAACATGGCCGCGCCCATGTCGTCACTGTTCATCAAACCATTCCTGGAAACTCGGTTGAATCGACTTCGGTTGCGGTCTTATTCTTTTGTTTTTCCTCAACCAGAATCCATAGACATGCTTGCCGGGTTTGTCTATCCACTCGATGCTCTCGTGCCCGGCCTTGATTTTACGTTGGAGCGTGCGTGCAAATGGTTTGTTCATCGTGATAACTCTCGGGTGCCACATCTTGCCCGCAATAGACACAACTTTGTCTCCTGCGGACTCACCCAAATACACGAAGTTGGTTGCTCTGTAAATCGTGCCGCTGTGTCCGTAGTAGGGGTCAGCAAGCGAGAGTATGAGTTCATAGTCGGTGTTGTTGCGAATCCATCGTAGCGTTTGGCCGATGAAGTATGACTCGGTGTTCTTAGGCGTGTCGTCAATGCATACCAGACGCCGTAGTTCAAGTACGGAGGTGGGGTTGTCAGGGTGCCACTTCGGTCCTTGTCCACGCATGGCTGGTTTGCCGTATATTGCCGCACCAATGAGGGTCGGGAACTGTTCATCATCCATTCTGTACAGACCGAAGCAATACCGACAACTCAAGCCGTTGATTGAGTGTGAGTAGTGCCAGTGTTCCGTGAATTGTTCAATGTCTCTGCGATTGACCCGCACGACCTCGAAGTCCTTGACGCTCAATTGAACCACCTATCGAACTTCATGCTAGCATAGTACTTGTCCTCTGTGTTCTTCACTGTCTTAACTGAAGGCATGTCACTTTTGGGGTATGGCTCAATTGAATATCGCAACTTCTTGCGGAGTACTCGCTTAATTCTTGTGCCTCCGATGAATGTAATGTATCGGTGCTTGCGTGGCCTTTCCCGTTTTGTCACTCGGTCGCCATAGATTGTCCGCAATCGCTCGTCACGTGACCCTCCCGCTCCTCTGCCACCTCCCGAATCGGTAATTGAAATAGAATGCAAATGCTCTTTGCCCTCAATGACAGTGTCCTCGAACTTAGCAGACAATCCCGTGTACAACCAATTGGTCGCTTGATACACCATGCCGACATGTCCTTGCGATGTATCGGCATAGGAGACAACAATCTGCTTGTCAAGTAGGGGGAGGGTGCGACCAATCAACATAGACGCACTGTTCTTTGGCATGTCGTCATGCACCCACAGTCGCGTTAGTTCAATGACATTCTTGTGTTCATCAGGCCCGCACACGCCACGCCTTAGAGCCGGCCCTAAGGGTGTCCCGTAAGTTATTACCCCCATTATGCGCCTACTAGTCTTATTGACTAGCCCGTATGCAATGGACTGCGAACCCTTGCGACGTAGGTAATGTTCAGCAATGATGATTCGTGCTGCTATAGAATTATCGAGAAGTTCAATCCCGAACTCGCTTAAGTCATTCCTCTTCATAGATGACCGCTCCGCTGGATATTTTGCGGGCTTGCATCCTCTTCAGGCGACTGTCGACATCCTTTTGCCGACAGACTTTGCAAAAGCGACGACCATTTTCAGCCAAGTTCCAGCACTTGCGCCGATGACATAATTTCATTCGCTCACTTCCTCTTCATCGGTGTCCTCGCCTTCGTCACCTTCAGCCATTTCAGCAATGTCTTGCCGAAGCGCCACATCCGTGCGGATTAGTTCCTCGAACACTCTGCCCGGACTCATCCCCTCGAGGTCTTTGCGATTAGATAGGTATTGGATGCACTCTTTGGGCAGGTTCACTGTCAGTTGCTTCATCACTGCATCACGGCTCTTCTCCGCATCAATCAGTTCATCAATGAAGTTCAATGCTAGTGCTGGAGCGAAGTAGCCCTTGCGATATCTCTGTGTGCCGTGATGGCTCGTGCCGTTGCTCGACAAGACTTGTTCTTCAACTACGTTGTACTCCCGCTCAAGTTGCTTCAAGACGTAAGCCATTTGATGTGCCGACTTCCTCTGGTTGTAGGGGACGTCGGGGTCATCCTTCACTCGCTCTGCAATGACTCCAGCAGGCAGTGGTTCTCTCGCGTTCGCCAGAGCACTCAAAATGCTCCTTGCTAATTTTCGGGGTATCTTTTTTACTTTCATGTTCTCAACTCGTTTTGCTGGGCTAGGTGCCCTATCACTATTGCTGAATCAGTGTTGCAGTGGGGACATTTATACTTGTCGGTCTCAACTCTTCTGTTGAAGCAGTATTCGACTTCTCCGTTGCATGAGAGACATCGTGTTGCCCCATGCCAGAAGCAATCTGCGGCGTTCACAGTTATGCCGATTCGCTTAAGTCTCCTCTTGTCTTTCCAGACAGGACGCCACTGGGTCGGGTGTGCTCCAACTATTGAATCTGCATTGGTTGGGATTGCTTCTGTATTCGTCTCGTAGTATTCAGCAATGGTGTTGCTGATATTGCCCATGATTGTCTTAACAGAGGGTGTGTGATACATGATGATACCCCACTCATCCCTCTCAAGCGGTTCGGACCTCATCGTGCGAGAGACCTCACCGTTGTCGGGGTCAAGTACTGTAGTGTGTAGTGGCTCGGTAATGACGACAAGGTTTTGATGCCACTCGGATGTCCGCTCTTCTAGTTCACGAGCAAGAGTCTGTGTCTCGGTGAACAACTTGAACGGTGGCCCAGCAATGAATCCGTATGCATGCGTTCTCTCACTGTTGAACTCATCTAATGTCATTCTCGCGGCAAACTTGCCTTCATGTCCACCGGGTGTCTCATTCAACAACGCCAAGTGTGCATGTGAAGAGTGCCTGTGGTCATACTGATAATGAGAATCACAAAACGGGGCTGTGCGGTCATCCATGATGAAAGGCACTAGTGCAATGACTGCCCCGTTCTCCCCCACGTCCACACCCACGCATCTGTACACGCCGTACATCTGGGTCAAATCCACCATTGATTGCATGTTCAAGCACTTAGTGGTTGCACCTTCTAAGTCAGTCTGTAATTGGGTGTGAACATCGCAAGCGTCACGTCCTGCAGCAGACAAAGACGAGAAGTAAAATCGGTCATCAGCGAATATCGCTTCAATGAATCCAGGAAACTGGGCACAGTGAATGTTGTCCTCGTAGTCGGAGAACCCGACCTTTGGCTCAACAGTGCTGCCGCGCAAATCCGTGCGCTCAAACCCTCTATCCCTAACCCACGAGAGGTCAGCAACATGCTTTGCGAACTCGGCTTGAAGTTCATCGGATGGTTTGACACCCAATGGATATTCAACTCGGCTGTTAGAGGTCAAAGTAACACCTTTCGCTTGATGTTGCGGAGCGCCTTTCGCATCACTGGGACGACCTTCTCTGCCACCTCTGCGGTGCCTCGAATGTCGCACGCTCTGTCGCCATAGAAGGTGCTAGTTCGGCACCCTGCGATGCCCACGCTAAAGAGTTCAACATCCTTCGGGCAGTCATCCACGACCCCCTTCAGGTGGCTGTGGCAGTTCATCCCTTCTGGGTGAGGTCCCGCCGGTGCACCGTCACTAATGACGAACACGAAGCGGGCGTCTGCCTCAATTGTTTGAACTTTGTCGATACACCACTGGACTGCGAATCCGTCACCGTTGCAGTAGCCCACGTGGTCTTGTGCGATGGCCGCCTTGCTGATGTCGGTTGGCTGTCCGCCCAATGGCTTGCGGACGTTCATTGAGGTGTAGCCGTAGCCACCTCGCCCGCCGTTGTCGCTGTTGAAGTCCACGACCTCAAAGTCGAAGTTGCACCGAGCCATTACCTCTGCGAGGACGATTGCCGCTTCAGTTGCGTAGTATGCTCTGTTTTGGCCACCGCTGTTGGCGCACCCCATCGAGCCCGATGCGTCAATGAGCATGACGCCCGCGGCGTGTGGCTTCTTGATGCGGCTTCGCTTCCTGAATATCCTATCAGTTGAGTCCATGTTCCAGACCGACCGAGAATCAACTTGGCCGCGCCTCTGGTATCGCTGATAGTCGGACTCGCGCCCTGCGAGTTTGCGCTTGAGTTCCGCAACCAATGTCCGAATCTCTCGCTCGTATCGCTTAATGACTCGGTTGTATCGGTCAAGGTTGTCACCGAAGTTGTAGTCATTGACGATTGTCGAAGGCGTGCCGATGATGCCTATCTCGTGCCCCCACTTGTCGAGGAATCCTTGCCCTCGTGGGTCCACCTGTAGGCCTCCATCGGATGCCTCACGAACTGCGGAGAACTCTTCCTCCATCTCTATAGCGTCATAGTTCATCTCCTTGATGTCATCCTCAACCGATGAGAGTAATTCCCAATACTCCTCTGTCTCAACTTCTTGATTCTTCTGGTGCCATGCTCCTTCAGCGGGTGCTGTTGACCCATCCTTTGTCCCAGACTCTTGAATTGAACCAGCGAAGGCATCGCCCTCTTCATCGGTTTGCCACGGGCGCTCCTCGCCACCGTCAGCGAGTCCACTGCCGTCTCCAGACTCGTCAGGCTGACCGTCATCATCACCGTCACTCGGCTCACCAGAGTCACCGTCACTATTGCAGTTGCCCGGCTTGTCGTCACCCGGCTTGCCGTCACCCGGCTTGTCGTCACCCGGAGGTGCCTCTGTTTTATCCTTGCCGTTGCCCGAGGTTTTCATGTCCTCGTATCGCTTCTTGCTAACCTTGCGGTTCACCTTGACGCGAGACTGAAGTCGCTTCATGTTCTTCAAATTATCGATGTCATGCTCGTCAACTAGTAACCCCTCTCCTGCACCAGAGCCGAATTGTTGTTCAGCCATCTCACTCGAGCCGTCAGTCGGGAAGTGCTTTCGGTACACCTCTAACACCTCTTGCGATGTCTTGATGACCGCTGTCGTGTTAGGTTGTGAAATTGAATCCTTGAATAGCGGACGTACCTCTGCGAGGAATGCTTCTACTTCTGGGAGCGGGCTCATGTTCTTGTGGTTGGCGATACACTCCACTGCTGTCATTGCTAGTGCTGCCAATCGTGGATTTTGTTCGCGTCCCTTCTCGTTGTCACCGAAGTTCTCCTCATACTTCGGCATGAACTTGTCGGTTGTGAACTGAAGAGCGATGCCACTCCCCTTGTAGTCTTGTGAGAGTAGCCAATTGATGCGAGCGTCCTCAATGATATTCACGAAGTGATGAAGGGTGTTGTCGACTGTGCCGTTTTGAATACCCTCCGACATTTTAATCCATGCCTTGAAGTCTGTGTATCGGAGGTGACCAGCGGCCTCGTGTGCGGCGATTGCCTCTTGCATCACTAAGTTAGCGGCCGGGTTCTCATCTAGTTGGCGAGGAAGCCACACCGTGTTGCCATCGGTGCATGCCATGTTCTTGTCATTGAGTTTGACGGTGACATCATAGCGACCCCCAAGTGTTCGAGTTAGTCTGCTAAGTCGTGCTTCATGGGTTCGCTGCACCCATGTCTGCTTCGCTGTTCTCATGACTATTGGAGCGTGCGCCTCTTTGTCCTCTTCAATGGGTCCGTCTGGTAATTCTGCCATATTCATTCACTCCGGTTATGACTACGATACTGCCTACAGTATATTAACGTTCCCAATACCTCACCTCACCTAGTCTTACTGGTGAATCTCCTTTTCCTGTATGGTGTCTTTTGAACATCAGTATATTTTGAACGCAACTGTTCTGCGTATGCCCTGCTCACCTTAGCAAGCCCGGCAGCATGCCAAGTTCGAGACTCCATCCATTGAGCGAGCCGTACTTCCTCCGCATCCGCATGATTGTACTCTGCTGCTTCAATGACACGCAATACGTTGACGCTGGAAGGTCCCTTCTGTTCCCCACCGAGAATTGCCATTGGTTGTTCAACATCGGGGAGTTTGATGATGATGTCAGTGCTGGTCGGAGGTGCTCTGCCAACGGGGGTCATACTCAAGTTGTACTGCAACTGTCGCCATGACCTCGATTCATTGACAAGCCGTTGCTTGTCCTCATCAGTGTGTCCAGTCTCTTGTTTGTTAATCCACTCGAGCATGTGATAGGGAGTCGGCTCTTGCAATTGAATCACCCTCTGGTCTTTGCGGACATTCCACGGGATTGACCCTATATCAACAGTCAAGAGTATGCAGACGAAGGGAGGTGGCATCTGTCGCCGCAGTACATCCCACCCGCCTTTGTCTATACTATCTGCGTCATCCAGTACAAGTACACGGCGCTGACCAGTGAATGAATGAGACCGAGCCACAGACGACAAATCGGTCATCTCCTCATACGCTCTCGTTGCTGATGAAGTGGAGTGCAGAGGTTCCAGTCCAACGTCCTGAACTGCATGCAACGCTAATGCTGTCTTGCCAGAACCACACGGACCAGTGATGATGAGCACGCCAGTTGGCTTAAGAATCCACGACTGGACTTGCGATACAATAGTGCGCCTGATGTGTAGGTCATCGCATGTGTCTGTTGATAGTCCCCGCATCAATATCACTTATCCTCAATTGTTCCGGAGGGAACTCTACAGCCACTGGTCTGCCAGTTCCTGCTACTGTCAATGCTCCTCTTAGGATTTGGATTGATTCCTCCAAGTCTGCTACTCGCTGCTTGAGAGCAATCAATTCGTCCATCAGGATTTGTTCTTGTATCTGTTCGGTCATGAGTCACGCTGTGCACCCCACGTATATGAATTGTGGAGAGATGGGGGGATGAATGAACGGTCACTCCGGCCCCACCCCTCCGTGCTGTAGGCCCGGAGTGAATTGTAAGTATCAGCGGTAATCCTCCAAGACGGCGCGAGCAACGCCCTTGACGTCCTCGCGCTCTTCTGGCTTGTACTTGTTCACGAAGCAGAGGTCGACTGCTTGCTTTAGGTTGAGTCTTTCAGCCGCCCTCAAAGTTTGTATGAGGGTGCGGGTTGAGGTGTCAGTTTGAATCATTCGATTCTTTTTCATCTCCCTCAAGTCAGTTGCCATTTTGACTAGTTGGTCGGCGAGTTCTTGATTCTCAAGTCCGCACTGTTCCTGAATGACGCGAGCCTCAATGAGTGGCTTCAAGTATTCAAATATCGGGTGATAAGCGAATCGGTCTTCAGTCGCTTGATTCATTTCATTCACGCCAGCGTAGTCATCTGGCGGATTGATACAGGCTATGACCCTGAAGTCAGGGTGTGCCGAGATTAGTGCGCTGTCGTCCTCTGTGACGACCACGTGACCGAAGTCGAGGGCCGCGTGGAGGCTGATGAGTACTGATGGGTGTGCTGCGTTCAGTTCATCGAGAATGAGAATCATCCCCAACTTCATTGCTCGGATGAGCGCGCCATCCACCCATACTAGTTCGCCCTCCTTGTTGCGAGTTCTGTAGCCCACGAATGTCTCTTCATTGAGTCCATCACTGCATGATACGCGTAGTGCTGGGAGGTTCAAGTTGTGGCAGAAGTCATACGCGGCGATTGTCTTGCCCGACCCCTTCGCTCCCTCCATCAGGAGGTGCTCGCCATCCATGAAGGCTGCTGCCATCAATTTCAGTTCGGACTGGTTAGTCTCAACAAATCCATACCGGCGAGGGATGAGTGCTTGTGTAGTATCATCATACTGCGCTGGGTCGCGGCGAGGGATGCCTTGCCAAGTTCCGCCCATGTACGACACGACTGGTGCTGAAGAATCCGCTTCATCACCTTGTTGTACAACGAACTGGCCGCAACTTGTGTTCACTTCTCCGTCAAGAATGCCGTCCGCCTTGTCTTGTAGCCAGACTTCTCTAGTCTTGCCCACGATGACGTTTGTCAATCCTGCCTTCTCCATTCTCTTACTATTCTTTGCGTTAGAGCGGAGACTGGTCCACTTAGGCTCTGTGCCCATCATGGTCTTCGACAAGTCGCGTACTGCGAAGAGGTATTCCTCCTCTGCCATACGGCCGCCTGCCCTATCAATCACTTCTCTCATTACGTCTACTAATCCTGCCATTCATTTCATACTCCGTTAAGACTACCGAACTCGCCCACTGTACTTAAAGGCTCCCTATTAGGCAACCTGAAATAGTCAAAAACACCAAGTTTTGCGTATGATGATTGCAGCACGGACCATTCGATTCTCCCATATTTCATGTGCAGACTGTTGTTCATACCTCATCACTCTCTCTACTGGTTGCCTCAACTTCTGTCTGTCACTGTCAGTCATTCCCACCTGTATTAATGATAACACTTGAACTATGAGAATCCACTCTACTAATGGTTGCTCCTCGCTATCAGGCCAGACCGCATCGAGTATTGCCAGACCTTTGTCTCGGGGGTATGCTCGATTGTGTGCAATGACTTTCAACTGTCGAATGATTGTCTGGGAATCGGAGTGTTTGATGATTTGAGCCTTGCGCCTATTGAGCGAGCGGCCCCACACCGATAGGCCGCCATCAAAGTAGCATGCTATACACTCCCTGATTTGTGTGTGAGTCATACCTACTGTGTCTCGGAGGTAATCGTACACATCCAGTATGGCGCTCATTTGAACCAATCACCAAATGTTGCTGTGGACATTCCAGCCATAGCGTTCTCCCACGATGTGCCCATAGCATCGAGGATGGGTGCTATTGCTTGAGAGGTGCTCAACTTCTTCAGGCCAGACAATCTGTCCACTACAATGTTGTAGTCTGCGGGAACATCACCATAGGGCAGAGCCACTACTTTGCCTTTGGGCAATGGCTTAGGTGCGGACAAGGCTATGAATAGTACTGGCTTGTCTCCGATGACGAACTCTGTATCGAGATTCCTGTTCGACCACTGAACTGCTTTGTATGTTTGAGTGGTCTTGTTCTCGGTGTTGAATCCATGAGGTCGCCCGAAGTCCAAATCGGAAAACTCGGCGGTAAGGCATCGTCCTTCGAACTCCCTAATGTACTGATTGACCGCAATGCGGTCACCTCCCCCGAGTATGACCTCGAAGAGTCCCTCTTGAAACATTTTGACAACTTGAGTTGAACTGCTACGGCGAATCTCGACTCCTCTGTAACCATAGTGCTCATCATAGTCCACATACGCGTAGCGCTTCTTGCGACCCCACTGGAAGTAACGTCTGTAGTATGCATCTGGTTTGACTTCAAAGAACACATTGCTGGGAGCGTTCAATGTCTCCTGCACAAACCGGTCATAGGACTTGTTGAGCATATCGCAGAGAAGGTTTGCTGATGAGTAGCAATCTGTCTTCTCAAAGGCACGCAATTCATTTAGCGCATCCATGTTCACTACTGCAACCTTGCACGAATCAGTGTCCTGATAGATGACTTCAAACTTCATCTCGATTGAATCATCAGTCTCGATGGGATGTACACCATACTGGTCATAGTACAGTGTAGCACTATCGATGTGTTGCTTATTCCACTTGTTGTGCACTCTGGCGATTTCAGTAATGTCTGCTGCGATAGCCTTGTCTGTTAAGCGGAACGGTCTGTCCTCCGTCTTGAATGTGTTGCCAGAGCCGAGAACACCATACCATGAGTTCATGTTCTCCTTCAACACTCGTTGCTGGAAGTTGAGAACCTTGCGTTCAGGACTCCCGTGTTCTGTCGCTCGCATGTCTGCCTGAACTTGGTCTCTCTTGAGCGCCAATTCTCTCAAGACATTCGGGATGAACCCCTCTATGTCTCTTCTGTACACTCTCCCTGAAGGGCAAATAGTAACTGGCCACGGGAACTCTCCATCGTATGCGTCTGGATTGTGAACTCGCGTGGCTGGGTCCAAATTGCCCGTGATAATACAGGACGGGTACTCCTTCGAGTTATCCAACTCAAATGCATGTTCCCAAACATTTGATTGAGCCTCCATCACAAACCCTCCCTGAAACGTCACTGGGTCATCCTTCATCCTATGCTTGACTGTGGACAAAGACGGCATCACCATGCCCATATCCCAGAGTGTATGTGCAGTACGGTTCTCAATCATTACAATGTAGGAGTGGGCACAGTTGATTTCACTAAAGTGCATGCATGCCTTGTAGCGATAGAACTCTACTAGATGCATCACATCCATGACCCTATCCACGACAACAACATCCCAAATGTTGTACACCGCTAACATCTCGGGGTCATTCTCCATCATGTCTTTGATTCGTGTTCGGGGAACTTTCCCGTAGCCAATCTCGCTGGCGGCCATCCAAGCGAGTGACCCTCCTCTAGTTACTGTAGCAGTGCCTTGAACTTGCTCGGCGTACATCCTCATCGAATCCATGAGTTGTAAGTTATTCCACGCAATCACTGGGAACTTGAATGCCAAAGGGTCCGCCTGGAGTTCGCGGTTCCTCCTTCGCGCTCTGTTCCTCATATACTTCACGTCATAGTCTCGAGCATTGTGTCCGAGTATCACATCAGGGTCAATCTCATCCAACTTCAACTTGAACCACCAGAAGAGAGCGCACTCTGGGTCATCCTCGTCATGCACTGAACGGACACTGACCAGTTCAGGAGCAACAGGGGGGATGGGTGTATCGTGCTCCACAAATCCCTCTAGCACTTCTTGACTGCCTAGCATTCGCTTTACTAGTCTCTCGGATGTCTTGACAATGGAGCAAACCTCATATCGGATTGTCTCCTGATACTCTGTGTAGTAGTTCTTCTCGCTGATGGCAATGCTCACTACTGATTCAGGCGTCTCCTTCATATCGAGAGTGTCCGCAGTCTCAATGTCGAATCCCATAACCTTGAGAGGAAACTCTGTGAACTCGTGCTCGCTCTTGTGAATGTGTACTGGACGGATTCTGTTTTGTTTGAGCCGTTCCTCATCCACCTCGATAACTGCCTCCCATCCATACACGAATCGACACATGTCGGAGTACGGGTAATCTGCACAATAGGTTGGGAACAGAGTGCGGGCTGCATCACGGCGTTGCCACGGGTAATCAATCCGCACCTCATACAGTTGAGTTCCCTCAATGGACGTGAACTTAGTCGGGCGGTCAGTGCGCTGCTCTGTCCAGAATCGCGGCTTAGTTCCCTCGACTGTCAAGTTGACTCTGTCGCCAGCGAGGCTTCTGCATTTGATGTACACAAGGAGAGGAGACTCATCCGATGGCTCACGTGGTCCATAATCCAGACCAACAACAAACAGGGGAACCCTCGCCATTAAACCAGAGGACCAGACCCACCCTCTTAAGGCATCTTGTCCAGACCCTTCATCACTCGGAGTAATGCTGCTGCGGTGTATATTGCACCGTCAAGCGCTTCCTCCAAAGACATGAGGAGCCAACTGTCGTCCTTAGTGCCATACTTGGTTGTGTCGTCATCTAGTATGACCCCGTGACCGTATCTCTTTTTGCCCAACTTCATTCGACCCTTGATTAGTTCAATCAGTTCAGCATTCACATCCTCTTGCTTCATTGGCAATGTGTCCATGTAAATCTCGTCAATCTGCCCATCTATTTCAACTGTCATGCAACAACCCAGAATACTATCACTGCTATAAAAGTGTTGAAATAGCGAGTATGCCTTCGGCTAGTTTGATGCCTACAGTGCTTGGACCATATACCGCAGACGCAATCAACATTACTTCTGGCATGGCTACAGTCGGCCTACTAGGAGTATACGGAACAATGGCAACATCAGGAAACCCAGTTGACCCAGTTAATTTTATCATCTATGACGCACCCACTAACTCTGGCAACAAGTTGTTCACTTACAATGAGCCCGTAGGCCAGGCTTTCGATACATTCTTCTATATGTTCCCGCAACGGATTGATGCCACAGGTAATTTGAGCCTTGATGTCACTGCTTCAGCACCGGGCTCTATTACAGTCTATGTCTTAGTCCACTGACATTAACCTGAAGAACGTCTTGACGCTTAGCAAGTCGTCTTGTGATGTACTCGCATAGTAAATCGCTTGACCCATAGAACCGAGTATTCTCTTTGCCAACTTGACCGGGATGTCATCATCCTCGCTCACTGTCTTGTAAATCTGTTCTAGTATCTCATGGCCGTTGAATCCTCGCTCACCCAACTCTTCTATTGCTCTATCAATCTGCATGTGTGCTGTCCTGTACTCTGTCGCGTCACCAGACTCATTGGCCTTGATTGCTAGTTGCAGTAGTCTCTTGCGGAACTTCGGACTCACCTCATGGCTCATGTCTTGTACATCCTCGACTGTCGCAGTGCCGGGCACTCGCGTAACAGAGAAGAGCAAGTTCAGTGCTTTCCTCATTGACCCACCACAGGCCTCGCTCAACTCTTGAATCGCATCATCAGTAATGTCTAACCCCTCTTTCATGGCGATGTTCTTCACAGCCACAGACAGGGTATCGGTTGCAATAGGTCTGAAGCGTGTGTCGGCAAAAGCACATCTATCCCGAACGGGGTCGATGATTTTGTGAGGATAGTTACAAGAGAGGATGAATCGAGTCTGCTTGCTATACTGCTCCATGATTCTGCGGAGCGCTCCCTGTGCATCAGGTGTGAGTTGGTCGCACTCATCGAGGAACACAACATTGAACGGGATGGGTCTGACCACATCACCCACCTTGTAGTTCCCGACTACTCCGGCTCGAGCAAACTCTTTGACTTTGGTCCGAACAATGTTGATGCTGCGCTCGTCACTAGCATTCATCTCAAGCCAGTTGGCCTTCCAGTCCTCTCCGAACAGGGACCGCATCATGGCTACTGCGCATGTCGTCTTGCCAGTCCCCGCTGGCCCTGCAAACAACATGTGTGGCCAGCCCCCGTCTCCTCCGTGCTCATGGAGTTGTTGCACCATGAACTTCAGGCGAGGGACAATGTGTGGCTGTCCTATCACTTCATCGAGGGTCGTCGGCCGGTATGATTCTTGCCATAACATGTGTAAGTCCCACCTGTCCCACTGTTAAGTAGTTACTGGGGGGTGATGCCCACTACTAATGTATCGGCACCATCACGGCTGAAATCCTGTGGGCTGGTCACATGATAACCCTCGCGGATGAACTCACTTGCTAGTGCGATTAGTGCTGGGCGGTATCCTGAAATTGATAGCGAAGTATTATCGCCCCATGCTTGCCCCTGCCAGTCGAGAATAACGAACTCGTGTGTAGCGAACCCCTCTTCATCCATGTGTGTGTTCCACTGGTCCTCAATAATCTCGATTTTGTCCTTCAGCGTGAGGTCGTCCTCTGGATTTGGTATGCTCATCATTCGGTTTGTGTATTCAATACCGGATTCGGTGCGGTCTGGCGACTGTACCTCTTTGCGTTGTTCGGCTAGCCATTCCTCATCATCGTATGGCCCGTCTCCAGTATACTCTTCTTCATCGGTTGGGTCGGTCGGTGGTTCAATACTCATGTTTAACCCACCCAGCCCCCAGTATATGAAGTGTCGCACTACTAATTATCATCGTGTTCAGCGTCATCGTTTGCTTCATCCCACAATCCGCTCTTGCGCATCTCTTCTTTGGCCATCTCAAGCCATTCCTGAAACATATCTGTCATGTGTGCTTCATCAGCAAATTGAGTACTCTCTGGCGCAATCTCCCATCCCGGCACAACATCCTCGAGACACTCTGTACACACTATGCTGAACTCCCACTTTCGACTAGACCGGTTCACTGGGATTCGGATATGCACCATAGGACAATCTGCAACTCCGCAGACATCGCAAGCGTTGCCGCCACTGCCACCCCGACTAAAGGAGGGCGGATTCGGTGGCCCTCCTCGAATCACGATATGGTGCCGACCATCTCCTGCCTTGCCTGTAAGTTTGAATCTATCCATAATTTGCACCCATCCTTGACCCTATTTTAACTGGTTGGGTCACTCCGGCATGGTCTGATACCAGCACGCTCCGCAAATCCACTCGCCAGTCGGTGTCCGGTATCGTGCAGGGCGACCACACGGCTCAATGCCCTTCTCGCCATCAGTCACAAATGATTTGCTAACTACTCTGCTACACTTAGGGGCAGACTCATGGAGCCTACTCATTAATAAAACCCATATTTGGTCGTGGGGGTATGCAGTATATTAAGTTGTCTGACTATCAATGTAGTGCAGAGAATATCCTATCTGCCATTTTAGCGCCGATACCGTCAACTTTAACCAACTCG